GAGTTGTCATACAAAATAATACTATTCATGGTAATGTTACACAAAATACAATTAATGTAAATGTTAATGTTTATGGTCAAGAAAATATAAAATATATAACACCCGAAATTATTCAACATTGCTTAAATCGCGGTGCTGATGGTGATATTCTCATGTTTAAACTCAAACATTTGATTAAGAATCATCCAGAAAATCACAATATCAAAATGCGCAATCTCAAAAATAATAAAATCGGCGTCCTCATTGAATATAAGAATGGAAAAAAAGAATGGGGTGTCGTTAGTAAAGAAGATATTATTAGTGATCATTTATTTCAAACATATAATGTTTATTTGGTTGACATGAAAAAAAGAGGTAAAGACAACGTAACAGAAGCTGAAATCAGACACCTTAAAGCTGTTGGAGAACCTACACATAATTATAAAAAAATAATGGAAGATAAAATTTTGCCATGCATTGACCAAAATGAATTCTTTGAACTTTCAGATTTCCCTGAAGTCGCCAAACTGATTTAATCAATTTTATACTAACAATATCATCATCAACACGATTTTGTTGGCATTATACAATAATATTTTTTCAACTATTTCCATTGGCAATTTACGTGTTAATGATGCGTATGCGGTTTTAATACATTTCAAACATTCTAGACATGATGTTCCTTTAAAACTATACATATTAAGAGATATAATACATACAGAACATAACTGTTTATGACACACATCGCATGGCACTGAATCACTATGAAACAGTAAACTATCAAAATGTTCACAATATTTTAATGTATGACACCTCATACATGTATAATCATGATTATTTGATGATGTAAAGGGATTATAATTTTTATAATGCAATACATTCCGACTTGGTTGTTTAAATGTACATCTAAAATTATCATTAGCAACTGGATTCCAACGACACCCAATTGGCAACAGCTTATATACAATTTGTGTTGTGTTGCAATGTTTACACATATCCCATACTTTTCGGCGAATGCTCATACCAAAACATGTAAAGCCATTACAACAAGCATGAGAATATCCATAGACATTTATATCAAAGTGTTTGATAAATGCGTCATTTGTTTCAGTGCAATAATGACTTTTTTCACGCATTGGACAGCTATCACGTCCTCTACGCCTACAATGATGAGCCAAAGTGTTGGGATATTTTTGTGATTCTTGGTAATGCGGTTTACATAATATTAAGGTACGATTATACATTGTTCGAGTACATGCATCATCTTTTTTTACATGAATTCCACAAATACAACATTGCATAATTGCAAATGACAATTAACAAAGGATAACATATTACTCAATCAATTTTTTCATTTTAGCTACATTTCCATCGGATATCATGTAATTCCGCCATATGACACAAATCGCGCATTATGTGCTTTTAATACATCCATTTTTGCCACAAACATCTTTGATTTGAACCAAATTGAGGTTGTATTTATCAATGTATTCTTGATGTATAATTAATTTTTCTAAATATCCAGATATATCAACTGAAGTTCATTAATGTGTTATGGTTTTCATCATATCTGCGTTGAAATCGATTTTGACTTTGTCCACCTTTTCCATGATTTTTTGCCAAACTGTAACTTTTTTTACATAACAATGTTGATTGTATCTTGTCTGAACATTGATAGAATGTGACAAACAGAACCATTAATGTATACAAATCCAAATTGATCAGGCTCTTGATAAAGATTAATGAGTGCATCAACATGAAATATTTTATCACATTTATAAAGAAAGTGTGCGATGGGATGAGGTGGCTCGATCGCGATACAATTATAATGTTTGTTGTTAACTTCGTCAAACATATGACCCACTGAATAGAGCCAGTCCAGTTGAAGGTATACTTTTATATTGTACCATTTTTTCAATAAGCATTCGCAATGCGCGTTGAACTGCTTTTCGATTGTTTTTGTCTTTAATGTTTGTGGCGGTTTTTAGTTCTTTTTGCAGATAGTCAGCTTGTAGTAGGAGTTATCAAAAGTGTGACCACACTGGCACCTGAACCCTTAGAGTTTTGGAGTGTTTTTAAAATGTCCATTAGTATGTTGTATTATTGACTATAATTCTGTTAATATAAAAAAAATAATTATTCGCGCAGGCATTTTTATGATGAACACGTAATACATATATCATCATTACATACAACTTCAGGTTCTTTTATTGTGGACGTAAACATTGAGGCCTTCTTGATAACATCCAAATCAATTGTAAATTTTAATGGGTCAGTTGCTGGTCGTGTGCGTGTATAATAACATAGTGTTTTAAGTCCATGTTTCCAACCATAAAATGTTGCATCTGTTATGCGTTTGGTAGTTGGATTTTCAAAGTACAAGTTCATACTTTGTGATTGACAAATATATGGACCACGTTCAATCGCCATATCAACAATAATTTTTTGTTTCATTTCCCAAACTGTTTGATATAATTGTTTCAAGTCATCTGGAATTCCAGGAATGTGTTGTATACTTCCATTCATTGCTAGAATATAATCTTTAATTTCTTTATTCCATAAACCAAGTTTTTCTAAATCATTAACCAAATACTTATTCAATATGACGAATTCACCAGCCAAAGTTTTGCGTTTATACAAATTAGATGTGATCGGTTCCATGCACTCATTATTACCAAGAATAATAGATGTACTTGCCGTAGGCATTAATGCTAATAAAGTACTATTACGCAATCCATACTTGACAACATCTTTCTTGAGCGATTCCCAATCAAATCCCATAAGACCATATTTATTAATATCTTTATCCCAGAGATCAAACTGAAGTTTTCCTTGACTTGCGGGGCATCCCGGGAACGATTCGTAATGACCATCTTTTTTGGCTAATTCCATGGATCGTTTAACTGCATGATAATATATAGTTTCGAAGATTTTCCTGTTCAAAATTCGTGCTTCTGCAGATCCGAATGGTAGACGAAGTTGAATGAAGCAATTAGCAAGTCCTTGAACGCCTATACCAATGGGGCGATGGCGCATATTGGATCTGCGCGTTTTTTCATTTGGGTAGTTATTGCAGTCAATGACACGGTTGAGCGCATCCACTTCAAGCTCAACAACATATCCTAATTTTTTAAAATCAAATTCGTTCTTTTCTGTAAACATAGCACATAATGCAACTGATGCTAATACACAATCAGCAGTTTCTTCTGGACTGGAGTACAAGTTGATTTCACAGCATAAATTTGAGCTCTTAATAGTACCAAGATTTTGTTGATTAGATTTCTTATTGCTCGCATCTTTAGATGCCATATAAGGTGTGCCTGTTTCGATCCTAATATCAGTTATAAGTTTCCAAATTTCTTGAGCCTTTATTTTCCTGCGATACATACCTCGAGATATGTAAGATTGATACAACTTATTAAATTCAGATCCATAGCAATTAGATAATCCAGGACATTCATCAGGTGTCATCAAATACCACCAATCATTTTTTTTAACTGCTTCCATGAAAAGATCACAAATCCAGAGTGCATAAAACAGATCTCGTGCTCTAGCATTTTCATTACCCTGTGGTTTCTTTAACTCAAGAAAGTCCATAATATCTAAATGCCAAACCTCAAGATATAACGCTAAACTTCCATTACGACGACCACCTTGTTTAACATGTCTTGATGTATCGTTGAGGACTTTAACAAAAGGAACAATACCCTCAGCTAAACCATTAGATGTATTTATTAATGCACCTCGTGCACGCATATCGTGCAAATGATAACCTACACCGCCTGCCGATTGGAATAGTTTAGCAATTTCACGATTATCCTGATACATTCCATCGATTGAATCAGATGACAATGACTTAAGAAAACATGAAATATAACTCTCAGTGCGTGTTCCAGAATTAAACAATGTTGGTGTAGCATGTGTGCAATATCCTTGACTCATGTGATTATAGAGTCGGAAAATATTAGTAAAATTTGGTTTATCTTGTACATTACCATATCGCTGTGTAAGTACTGAATCTAATTTGGCAAAATCTATATCTGAAATTGAAATATTTATTTTTCTATTCCTGATTTCTTCGATATGATTTGATCGTGTGTAATCTGTGACATATGTTTCTTTTCTATTAACTTCAGCATGTTCATTTAAAAGATTATCTTGTTCATTTCCTTTACCTTTTCCGAGAATATCTTCTTTAAAAATCGCAATGGCAACTCGCATCCACATGTGTTGGATTCGTTCAGAAATTTCAAGATTTTTATTTTTAAGAAGATAAAGTTTTTCTAACGTCTTAAACCCAAAATAATTACATCTATAATCACGTTCATATTTTATCTCTTTATCTATAATATCACCATATCGGGTAATTATAAAATACATGTAATCAGCAATTGACCCTTCCACATATAATTTCTTCATTACTGAACTAAACGATCCATGTGTGTTTTTATGAAGATTACTAACAAGAATTCTTTTTGATAAAACTCCATAATCCATATTTTGAGTTTCCATTCCTGCAGCTAATCTTGCCGTCTCTTCATCCAATTGACGAGTACTAATGCCATCATAAAGTCGATCTATTACCTTTTGTGTTAATAATGCAGGATCAACACCCGAAAGTTTATGAAAATCGGGTTTTTTCTTAAGCACGTCATCAGCAATATGTTCATAACTAGGATCTGAAAGTCTCTTAATACGCTCAAGTATTTTATCAAAACTTACTGGTTGTCGACGACCGTCTCGTTTAATTACGTGCATTTTTTTTTTGGATAGTGTTTGTGTTATTATTACTTCGTTATTTTTTTATGTTACATTATTGTTCAATTTTTCCCTACAACAACCCATATTTAACAAAAAAAAAATAGTAAAGAAAATTAGGAAATAATGAATGGAAGTGTTGTGTCTTATTGGATTTGGCCTGCAAGTCGGTCCATTTCATTGGCAGGTAAATCAATCATATATGTTTTTCTGAAAAGTGAACTTTCCATAAGTACGAATCCAGCGAAATATACAAGATAAAGTGCACCAAAGAGGAATGCAAGGACGCTCACGAATACTTGTACGATAGGTCCATGTTGTGCATTACGATTCCATGCAATACATGCAGCAATAACACCAGCAAACACATTGACTAAAAGTGTAATGAAATCCTTTAATTTTTTGTGTGGATCTTCGCGTTCATATGTCATTTTATAATAAGACTTACCGCTCATGCGATCGTAACATTTTTTAATTCCATAGCAAACTAAAGACATTTTTGGTTTTTTATATATTATAATAATAGCACACATAAAAAAAAAAGAAAAAAGAAATTAAAAGTCATCAGATAATTCCAACTCATTGCACTTTTCATTATCATTATCTGCTTTATTTGTATATTCCTTATACCAATCACTGACTGTGTTTATTGGAATATGGTAATCACTTGCAAATTTATTTAATATTTCTAAAGTATCCATTGATGTGTTTGTCTGTCCATGCGTTTCTCCCCGTTCTTTTCGTTCTTTCATTCGTCTGTGATATACTTCCATTACATTGCTTTTCTGATATTCACCATTTCGGCCTTCAAAAAAGTTTTCTCGAGTGCTCATTGTTATTTTTTCCATGAATTCAAACGGATTTTCATCATTATATAGCTTGTCACAATTAAGCATTGTTAATAACCAATCAGTAACATATCTAACGTATTGTTTCATCAATTTAGCGTTCATTCCTGGCAAATTGAACTTTAATGCATCATCAACAAAATCTAACTCAATGGCAACTGCTTCCTTAATCATTTCATAAATTACATTAGTTGGAATCTTTTTACTTTGAGGTACTAGTGCATATTGTTCACATGCATGTACTGTGTGTAAACCTTCATCACGTGAAATTAAAACATTTGAAAGTGAAAGTCCTGGCATTAAACCTCTATCTTTTAACCAATAAATACTGCAGAACGCACCACTGAAAAAGATACCCTCAACAATAGCAAATGCTATTAATCTTTGTTCCCAGGGATGATCAGGTGAAATCCATTTTAATGCCCAGTCAAATTTAGCCTTGATTACCGGCATATTCTCTGTCGCTGCAAACAATGCGTTCTTCTCATCGTCATTTTGAATATATGTATCAATTAATAAACTATATAATTCACTATGTACAGCCTCCATTGCAATTTGAAACGCGTAAAAGTTACGTCCCTCAGAATTTTTTGTTTTAGTGTAAAAGTCTGTTACTAAGTTCTCCATTACCACACCATCACTACCAGCAAAGAAACCCAGGATATACTTTATGAATTCTTTTTCTTTTTGTGTTAACTGACCATTCCAATCTTTTTTATCTTCTGAAATATCAATCTCTTCTGGGACCCAATAAGACGCAGTTGCGCGTTTATAAAGTTCAAATATTTTGTTATTTTTTATAGGGTATAATGTATAGATATCACTCGTCATTATGATCTGTATGAATGTGAAGTGTTATAATTTAAGCTAATATAAATTATTTTTTATATATTAATATTCTTCAGTTTTTATTATTATTTTCCATTCATTAGCCAATAACACTGTCTGCATAAACTCACATATTTATCCATACCACCAATAACTACGGTATCGACTTCATTTGATGTTCTGTGTGTA